TTACGATGCAACTAAGCCTGTAATGGCGGTGTTTGATATTGGTTGGGCTGATGCTACGGCAGTATGGTTTGTGCAGTTTGTAGGCATGGAAACAAGGCTAATCCGCTATTTTGAAACAACGCAGACCACAATGAGTGAGATTCTAGGCAGAATGCAAACCTTTGGCTATGTCTATGACACCTTGTATTTGCCCCATGATGCTAGGAATAAGACTATTGCATCTAATGGTAGAAGTATTGAGGAAATCGTTAGAGCTGCAGGATTTAAGGTAAGCATTATTGACCGAGTGCCTGTTGCTGATTCTATTAACGCTGCTAGAACCATATTTAGTTCATGCTACTTTGATAAAAACAATACGGCTGCAGGGCTAGATTGTTTACGACATTATCGGTACGATGTAGACCCAGATACCAAAGGATTTAGTTTAAAGCCAGTTCATGACAATTATTCGCATGGGGCTGATGCTTTTAGGTACATTGGGCTTATGATTCAAGAGAAAAAAGTAGTAAAACGCAAGCCGATGAATTATGATGTGTCAAGCTGGATGAGCTAACAAGGAACTAATATGGCGGTCTACGACTCAGGCAATGGCGGTATATATTCAGGCGAATATGGCGATGATTATGAATCCGGAGTAATCGAGGAAGCTAAAGAGTTCCTGCGATTTTGTTCCGATAATGATTCTAATAACCGAGTAGAAGCCTTAGATGACCTTAAATTTGCAGGCGGTGACCAATGGCCTGTAGAGATTCAAAATAGCAGACTATTAGAATCTAGACCTTATTTGACCATCAACAAGATTGATGCGTATTGCCGACAGATTACCAATCAGCAAAGACAGCAACGGCCTCGCATGAAGGCTCATGGCATGAATAATGATTCTGATGAGAAAGTAGCGGAGATCATTACTGGCATTTGCCGACATATTGAAAACCAATCTGATGCTGATTCTGCTTACGATAATGCTTTTGATTTTGCAGTTCGTATGGGATGGGGCTATTGGCGCATTACTCACGATTATCCAAGACCTGACAGCTTTGACCAAGAAATCTATATTAAGCGCATCGAGAACCCTTTTATGGTCTATTTTGACCCTAATAGCATCGAACCTGATGGCTCAGATGCAGAAAAGTGCTTAATTACCGAGGTTATTAGCAAAGAAGCGTTTCGCAAGATGTATCCTGGCGCAGACGATGGTGGTGGTTTTACCCCTCGTGGCACAGGCGATAGCCAAAGCGAATGGATTACAAGGGAAGATATTCGTGTAGCAGAATACTTCTATACAGAACGAAAGCGCATGAAATTGCTGCTTTTGTCTGATGGAACTACTTGCTATGAAGATGAAAAACCTAAAGAAACAGTCATGCAAGATGCTGGCATTTATGTCGTTTCTAAGCGTGAAACCATAAAAAAACAGATTAAATGGTGCAAGCTGACCGGTATGCAAATCCTTGAGCAAAGCGATTGGGTTGGTAAATATATCCCAGTTGTGCCTGTTTATGGTCAACAGCTTATTGTCGATAGCAAGAAGAAGAAGTTTGGTCTTACTCGCATGGCTAAAGACCCACAGCGTATGTATAACTTCTGGTCTACAGCATTAACTGAATCCGTAGCCCTTGCTCCTAAAGCCAAGTTCTTGCTTGCTGAAGGTCAGGATGAAGGTCATGAAATGGAGTGGAATACGGCTAACGTTAAATCCATGCCTGTATTGCGTTATAAACAAACCGATTCCGATGGCAGACCAGCACCAGTTCCTACTCGTATTCAGCCTGAACCACCTCCTGCTGGCATTATTACAGCATTACAAGGCTTAGATGGTGACTTGAAAGCAGTTGTTGGTATTTATGATCCAACTCAGCTTCCTAATGGTAATCAGTCTGGAAAAGCCATAAATGGTATGCAACAGCAAACCGATATGACTAACTTCCATTATTACGACAATCTAACTCGTTCTATTCGTCAAACTGGGAGAATCATTGTTGACTTGATTCCTCATATTTATGACAAAGAACGAGTATTGCGAATCATTGGCGCAGATGGCAAAGGTGAGTTAGTGACTCTTAACCAGCCAGGCGTTGATGATCAAGGCGTTGAAAAAGTATTAAATGATGTAACTGTAGGTCAATATGACATTGTTATGGAAACAGGCCCTGGCTATGCTTCTAAACGTGCCGAAGCTGTAGATTCTATGATGGGCTTATTCCAAGCAGAGCCAGCACTTGTACAAGTTGCAGGTGATTTATTGGTTAGAAACATGGACTTCCCAGGCGCAGATGTAATTGCTGACCGCTTGGCTGCTTCTAACCCAATGGCTCAAATTGATGATAAGTCTGATGTTCCACCACAAGTTCAGATGCAATTGGCTCAATCTAAGAAAATGATTCAAGACTTAGAACAGCAGATTTCGCAAATGACTATGGATATGAAGTACCGAGCTTCTGTTGAGGAATACAAGCAACAAGCTGAAACACAGCGTAAACAGATGGATATTGATGTACGCAGAGAAGATACGCATATTAGAACTGCTACTCAAGCCCAAGATACTGTGGTTAAGACTGAAACACAGCGTGAAATTGAGCAAATGAAAGCGCAATTAGCGTTATTATTAGCGAATATGACTATGAAAGATGAGCAATTAGCTCGAGATGAAGCCATTGAAAGGGGAATCTAAATGTCAGTTGCTGCTAGAGGTAAAAAATACGGAACTCAACCAAGCTGGGCTTTAGACCCAAAAACCAAACTTGAGCTAAAAATTAGGGAAAATATTAGAAAACTACCAGCACAGCATGGTGGAAAGCTATATGACCCTGAAGTTGAGCAAGCTATTAAAAACAAGTCTATTTCTATGGCAGACGCAGGTAAAGTAAATGCTATTCAAGAAATGATGCGTAAAGAAAGAGAATTAAAAGCAGGAAAACAAGAAGGCGATGGCAGTGACCATAATACAGGTCGTAACGATTCTGTTATTTATGAACATAAACGCAATAAATAAGGCAATCTAATCGGAGGATATATGCCAACAGTAACAGGTGCAAACGTAACAGAGTGGAAAATGAAGGAAATGGCTCGCAGAGCTGGCAAGAAATATGAGCCAGAGCAGCCTAATCCATTCAAAGGTATGGACAAAGAGCAACTGAAAGAACAGAAAACTTTGATGAAAGAAGCTAAAAAAGCATCAAAAGAAAAATAGACAAGAATTAAATTTAGTAGTATTTTTAACTTAAATTGGAGCTTGAGAAATCATGGCCGAGCAAGAAGTTGTAAGAGAAGCAGCAAACGTAGTAGATAGTAGCAACGCAGCAACCTTTTATGCAGAAAGATTAGGTTTAGCTGACCAAGAGCCTACTGAGGCTGAATCTGTAAAGGAAGATTCAGAGCCAGAACAGGTCGAGGCGCAGAGTGAACCGGAAGCAAAGGAAGATGCTAAGGAACAGAAGCGTGGTGACAAGCTTAATAAGCGGTTCGATAAAGTAACGAAAAGGGCTCAGGAAGCTGAAGCCAAAGCTCGTGAACTAGAGGAACGTCTAAAGAGTTATGAAGCAGGGAATGTTACAAGACAAGAACCCCAAAGGGTTGTGTCTAGTGATAAACCCCAAGCAAGCCAGTTTAATGATGCTTTTGAATATGCAGAAGCATTAGCGGAATGGAGTGCGGAAAATGCTTTAAAGCAAAGGGATGAGCAAGAAGCTAGTCGCAAAGCGCAAGAAGCTCAGGAAAAGCTGACAAAGGCTTGGAGTGAGAAGATTGCAAAAGCGAAAGAAAACTTGCCTGATTTTGATAGGATGGTGAAATCATCGGACATAGTCATTAGTGACCCTATTCGTGATTCCATTATTGATAGTGATGTAGGCCCACAACTCCTATACCACTTAGCTACAAATGAGGACTTTGCAAAGGAACTGACAGAAATGCCAGTTGCTAAGGCTCTTAAACAGTTAGGCAAGTTAGAAGCGCAATTTGAAGCTAAGGATACCCCCAAAGCTGAGAAGAAAAATGTTTCAAGTAGTAAAGCACCTGAACCAATCAAGCCGTTAAGCGGTGGCAAAGTTGGCAAAGATGTAATGATTGACACCAATGGTGAATTTCATGGCACTTATGCTCAATGGAAAGCTGCAAGACAGTCTGGTAAGGTCAGATAAACCTAATTTTTTTGGAGAATTAAAATGGCAAATACCTTGCTAACTATCAGCAAGATCACTAACGAAGCGTTAATGGTCTTGGAAAACGAATTAACATTTACATCAGAAGTAGATCGTAACTATGATGACCAATTTGCTGTGGTAAATTAATCCTGCCTCAGTTTAACTGTAGTATTGAGGAGCCAAGATTGGCGCTACAGTTAACGTCCGTAAATAGAACAGGTGTGCGGACGTAAA